AAAAAGAAATCTACATAGTGATAGATGCGAAACAGGTATGAGTGATGAGTTACCTATCAAACCGCACACACAGATTTTAGTTCTCAATAATAGTTACGAACCAATTAATGTCACAAATTGGAAACGTGCTATCGTTCTTCTCCTTAAAGAAAAAGCACAAGCATTATCAAAACGAGTCATCAGATTAGTTAATTACATTCGCATCCCATTTGCAAAGATTGTTGCTCAAACACCATCTAGAGCGATGATTTACAAGAGAGATAACAACAAGTGTCAGTATTGTGGGGCTACACGATCCCTTACTATCGATCATGTTATTCCTCGTAGTAAAGGAGGAGAAGACACCTGGGATAATCTTGTAGTTGCATGTGCATCTTGTAATGTCAAGAAGGGTGATAAACTTCTTGAGCAAACTAATATGAAACTTGCAAGAAAACCTTTTACGCCATATAATAAAGTACAGTTTTCATTATCTGGCAATCAAGTGCCTGAATGGCAGGAGTTTTTATTCGTATGAAAGAAAAAATTAGAGCACAAGTCAAGTCTCGTTTTTACTACCACTTTTGGGCATTCATGGCACTCACAGTATTCTTTGGACAACTTTATGTTGGATATGGATACCGTTTAATGCACGGAAGTATGCTTGATCTGATGGACAAAGTTGATGGAGTTCTCTTACATAAAGAGGATAAACCATTCATTTAACATTTGTATCAACACTCTTAAAAAAATATAAAATTTGTTATGATTTACTGATAAATGTATTAAAATAATAGAAATTTAGGATCGCCTATGACTCTTCCAAAGGATAAAAAACCTAAGCAGCAGGAGATTGATAGTATGAAAATTGCAGTCAGTGAGTCTGGCATCCAGGCAATCCATCCAGATAAAATGGAAGATTTTGCTGCACATATGGTAGAGCAGTTAAAAGAGGAAACAGAATGACGGTTGCATAAGCGGCACATGGGGGGTTTCACACTCCCCTTTTTCATGTATTATTAAAAAGTCAAAGCAATCAACACATGACTGCAACAACAATCCGCGACTATTTCAGTGATTCTAATATCGTTTCTGAGATTGTCCGCGAACTCAACATGGAGATCGGGTTTTGTCCCATTCTTCGCAATCTCAAGCGAGAGAAAGATTATGGCGTCATTGATAACGACAGCATCACATTCCGTGAATTAGGGGCCGAAGATCGGAATGAGGTGTTTGTCTATCTCGGACGCATCCTTGAGTCGGTTCTTACCTGCCAACTGGCAAAATGTGATTCCTTTGATGTAAAGAAGGATCGCAGTTCTTCTGGTGACGTTACCATCAACGGACGTATCTGGGAGATCAAAGGAACATCTGGTAAGAATTCTTGGACTGGTTCTACACATGCCACCAAGAAAGAAGATGACAAAATGGACTTCATCGGTATTAAATACGGACTGAATGAAGACATCAATGTCTTCGACATCTTCACCGGACATTCTAAACTGATTGAAGAAATCTTCATCGGTGTATTCGATCAGATCGAATTGATCCGCCGTGGTAGTGCTACCCAGTCTAATTCTCGCACTTCTCTTCTCATTGGTATTGATGAGTATGAGACAGTTAAAGAGCAAGTTGCATGGGGTTGGTTCAAGAAACCACAACGCAATGGTAAGTATCTGCAACTATGTGCCGCTTGAGGTAGTGGCACACGGGGGGTTTCGCACTCCCCTCTTTTTCATGTATTATTAAAGAGTCAAAGGAACACACCATGGCAACCCGCTCACGCATCGGCATCGAACTCAAAGACGGTTCTATTCTGTCTGCCTATCATCACTGGGATGGTTATCCGCAGTGGTTGGGACGCATCCTGACTACTCACTACAACTCCCGCGAACAGGCATCAGATCTGATTGACGGCGGTGATATGTCATCTTGCTGGAGTAACGAGTGCTGGACTGGTAAAGAGATTGCTCCTTGTGTGAAAGAGATTAAAGAAACCGCAGAATATGGCCCTCAATACTATTCACAACGCGGTGAGAATTGCCCTCCTCGTTATGATCAAACCTGCGAAGAGTATCTGTCTGAGGGTGAAGAGTATTCTTATATCTTCACAAATGCGGGTTGGGTATGTTATGATATGAATGAGTTTAATGACAACGATCCTGAAATCGTTGAAATTCCCTCTGGAGCACTTGCAGTATGATCGAAGCACCATTGATTGTGGATTTAGAAGAACTAGAGGTGCTACAAACCGCCCTCCAGAAGTTGCCTAAATCTGATAGCAAAAGTCAAAAAGTCTCTTTGCTTTACAATAAAATTGTTTCTGTTAAAGAAACGATTGAACTTCAAGAACTTTACCTCACAGATCCGCGCAATGACTGACACCGAAAAGCAGTATTGGCAAGACATCGCCACCGATTTCTGGAAAGAAATTGAAAAGGAAGCAGAGAAACTTGAAGTAACTGTTGACTACTACATTGAGGAGTTTTTCGCATCATGACACAACAAAATCATCCTGAATCAGAGCAACAACCACACCCAGAATCAGAACAACAAGGACATGAACAATCATGACTGAAGATCAAAAGTATAAAGTTATCATTGAAGAAACCAATGGATGGTTTCTTTATGATAAAAATTCACAGCATCTCACAAAGGCTGATGGTATTAAATGGGTTGATAATGCCATGAGAGATGGTGTATCACCTGATAGACTGCGCGTTGTTCGACAGGAGTGGGGACAATGATTGGAAACCTTGAACCCGAAGAGAGAGTTATGAGTGATTCTTTATCTGCCAAGCGCAAAGCAATCGCTGTATGTAACCAGGGAGTTGTTCAGGAACTTTATGATGTAATTGCGAAACTTGGTTGGGATTGTTATGATGATGTCACCGTAGAAATTGGAGGTACTCAAGTTTCAGGCATTGATGTTGGCGAAGAATACAACAAAAAGTGGCAATCACCGCTTGGCACTCGGAAGTATAATAAAGATGCTTTCATTATTATTAAAAATCAAGATCGTCGTGATTTGACTAAATCGCAACCAAATCCAGATCTTGTGGCACATCATCATAAACCAGAAGTTGCTACTATTGAAGTTGCTGATCAGAAAATTGCAATTCAACAAGATGAGGAGGCAATTCGTGCAGCAATCAAGAAGAATGATGATAAGAAGGAATATGATACTTACAGTAAGTGAGGGTTGAAATGATCAAACCTGATATAATTGTAACCTGGAAAGATCATCTTAAAAATGGATTGATTTGGAAAGCAAATGTTGAACTAGCGATGGAAGATGTTGGCGAGTCCAGTTTCTATTCTGTTGATGTTTATGTTGTAGCACCAAATCAAAGTCTTGCTCAATACATCGTGACTACGATGTATCCAGAATTTGAGAGTTTGTCTATTGATGATGAACCTATGACACCCGAAACTTATGGCAAAGCATTTGAATACAAATGATTGAACTTCCATCTGATTTTATTCATGAACCTCCCAAAGGATACCATTATGAAGTTGAAAAATTCCGACACAATCTTCATCGCATTTGCATTGTCAATGATGGTAGTTTCTCTTATACTGATGTGGCACCTAAGTCCGTCTGGGGATTCTACAATACAAAAAAGAGAGTCTATTTCGCGCCTATTAACTTCTCCAAGTGTGGAAATCAGGTAGACATTACTAACACTCGCCCCTATACTGCAATGCAGTTGAACTTAAACCCACTTGAATATGCCTTATATTCCTAGAGTTGATGATTATGTAAAGTGGAGAGGCACTGAAGGATGGGTGTATTTTGTTGACAAAGAATACCTAACAATTGAAGTTGGTGTAAAAGAAAAGGTAGACAATCTTGTTCCTTTTCACAAGAAACATCATGCACTAATTGTATGCCACCATTGGGATTGGCATGAGTTGGAGTATATTAAAAACAGAAGAGGCAACATTGACACCTACAAATCACAAGAAGGTAGGTATTCAGATCCCCAGTAAATTATCATGATTAAGTATCAAGTTTCATACAAAAAACCGAAGAAGAAAGGTTATGCTTGTCATAAAGCAATCTTCCATAAGATTGAAGATGCAATGTTCTGGGAGGAACATGTAAAGAATAACCTGGAGGGCAGGGACGTTCAACTAACTGTCCACTGATCCAACCACTGCCACTCAATTCCTGTATATTAAAAGAGTCAAACAAACGACATTATGAGCAACGCTTTCATCGACACTCCTCAGATTGAAGAAATGATGTATTGGAATGATGAATCCATTGAACAGTTTCTTGATGAGCAGGGTGACATCATTGGTATGAACATTGAGTGTAATGAGCTTGATACAAATATGACTGTGTAATTATCAACTTACATAGATACCTTTGTATCGGTTGTTGAGGAAACTCTAACAACTCCTAGAAAGTATTAAAGGCATCCTAAATAAGGGTGCCTTATTTATTTTTATGACACCTCACAAGTACGATCACATACTAATCCACAGAAATCCATACAATAACAAACCAATCACAATCGAATACAGAGATCCTAAATTCATACAAACACGAATCTATTTTCAGTGTGAGAGTGACTATTTCAGGAGGAAAAAGACAAAAGTATAACTGTCACAAGGGGGTTGCCAAACCCCTTTTTTTATGCGATGATGTAATCATGAAAAACATTCATCTCCAGCACCCCGAAGATTCTATTCTGTCGGGTGATCTTTCTGTTCTCGATTGGTTCCTGACTCCTTCACATCTTTCTGTAAAGATGGATGGATCTCCCGCCATTGTATGGGGTAAAAATCCTGCTACTGGTAATCACTTTGTTGGGACTAAATCTGTCTTCAATAAAGTAAAAATCAAAATCAATGAGTCACATGATGACATCGACAAGAATCATGAAGGTGAAGTCGCTGAAATCCTTCATGCTTGCTTTGATTATCTTCCTTTTACAGATAATGTCATCCAAGGTGACTTTATTGGTTTCAGCGGGAGTGATACTTACACTCCTAACACACTCACTTATATCTTCGACGATGTAGTGACGCAAAATATCATCGTAGCACCTCACACTTTCTATGAATGTGAGAATGATCTGCGCGATGCTATTGCATATCCAATGGAGTATTTCAACATTCCAAGCACTGAACATGTGAAAATGGTGCAACCAAAGTGTTGGGAAGTTGATGAAGATTTCAGCGAGATTGTTGGTTTCGCTCGTCAGATGGCACAACTGGTGAAGTTTGTTGATGAGAAAGAAGCAGCTAAACTTAGAATTGAACTCAACAAATGTATCCGTGAAGGTATTGATGTAGTGCCAGATACTTTTGACAATTCTATGCTGATTTCATTCTGGTTCTTGATTAAATCTATCAAAGATGATGTGTTGTTTATGTGTCGCAACAATGGTGCAAAAGCATACATTGGCAAGAAACAATGTGAGGGTGAGGGTTATGTTCGTAGCAATGAGTTTGGCACCTATAAGTTAGTTAATCGTTATGAGTTTTCTCGCGCAAACTTCAACAATATGAAAGCATGGGGACAGTCCTGATAGTGTCCACCAGAGGCATCTATAAGCGTCTGTAACCCTTATTATTGACAGGTTCAAGGCACTTCTATGTTCATCGTCATTAAGCATCGCAAAAACGACGTCGATCGTCGCACACTGGTTGACAATTATCAGTCAGCAATGATCGTGGCAAAAAACATTAAAGAAGTTCAGGGGTGCAGTGTGACAGTTGAGAGAGTTGCACATCCCGCACCTTACGGACGCCGATTCGGTGTATATTAAAAGAGTC